GAACTCAACTGGAGGTAAAAATTTAATCCCGTCACTTAAGGTTTCCCCATAAACATCATCGGTTTTGGTTTGAATTCTGTTAACTCTATATAGAACAAGAGTGAAGTTCATATCACCATGTAACCATTCTTCCCCCATAGAGATATCTAAATCGTAATCCTCTACCCCAAAAAATTTACCTATCCTTGATATTGGAACTCTTGGTTGTGTCATATTGATAAATATCTTTTTTTTTATTATTTTTTTGATATTGTGGTTACTAACCTAATAGAACAGCGAGCTTTAGAGATACTTGATAATTATTCGGGGGCAAATAACTATATCCTAAAATTAAAAAGTTCTAAAGAAAGTAATAAAAAATTTTATCCGACAAGAGCTCAGTCAGAGTATATAACCACATACAATGAAGTGGTTCCTAAAGTTGCAAAAAAATGGGTTGAACTCGACCCGTATTTTGCTAAAAAAATTGCTGATGAAAAATTATATACTCAAATACCTGAAGAAGTGTGGGTTGAAAAATTACTAGTAGAGAAAGAAAAATCATATCACATATGGGGTAAAGTTTTTTCGGGTGAAACTCTACATGAATTTTGGTTACCTAAAGGAGCGATTATTAAGTCACACAAAATTGAAAAGGTTGAGATTGATTACTCAAAGTATTCTCACCGACCTCCGTTAGAACACCAAAAAGAAGCGATAGAAAAATTATCGGGTAGTAAAAGATTTATTCTTGCCGATGACATGGGTCTTGGAAAAACAACATCCACAATTATTGCGGCTTTAGAAACGGGGGCTAAAAAGATTTTAATCATTTGTCCTGCAACTTTAAAAGTCAACTGGATGAGAGAAATCCAAAATTACACCGACAGGAGTGTATTCATTGCCGAAGGAAAACAATACTCGACGGAACACGATTTTGTTATTGTTAATTATGACATTCTTAAAAACTTTCACGATTTAAAAGACAAAGAAAATTCATTAATTAAACAATCTAACTTTGATTTGATAATTTTGGACGAAGCCCATTATGTTCAAAACGCTCAAGCTCAGAGAACTAAATTGGTTAATCACATATGTAAAAAGGTTGATAGATTGTGGTTGTTGACAGGTACACCAATGACATCAAGACCTATGAATTACTTCAATCTGTTATCTCTAATTGAAAGTCCTGTTGCTCAGAATTGGATGGCATTTGCTATTCGTTATTGTCAAGGATATCAATTTAAAGCGGGGAATAGAAAAGTTTGGAATTGAAAACTGATGTGTTAGATTTACCTGAAAAAATTATAACCCCTGTTTATATGAGATTGAGGTCTAAGTTGTATGAAGGTTTAATGGGTGATTATTATAATTGGTATGACAACAAGAAAGAAGAATCAAATTCATTGACAGTTCAGTTTAGTAAGTTGATGAAGGTTAGACAGGTAATTGCTGAAGAAAAAATTGCAAACACAATTGAGATTGCCGAAAATATTATCAGTCAGGATAAAAAGGTTATTATTTTCACAAACTTTACAGAAACTCTACAAAAGATTCACGAACATTTTGGAAAACAATCTGTTTACTTGGATGGTAGTTGTACCAAACCACAAAGACAATACGCGGTTGACCAATTCCAAGAAAACGATAAGATAAAAGTTTTTGTTGGTAATATTAAAGCTGCTGGCGTTGGTATTACCTTAACAGCCGCAGAAGCTGTTATTATAAATGACCTATCATTTGTTCCTGGTGACTTGTCTCAAGCTGAGGACAGAGCGTACAGATACGGACAAAAAAATTCTGTATCAGTTTACTACCCAATTTTTGAAAATACGATTGAGGGAATTATCTACGACATGGTTAATAACAAAAAGAAAAACATTGAAACCGTTATGGGAGATAATCTTAATTCAGGAGATGTTGTTGAAGAAATTATGAATAAGATTAATTCACTGAGACAATTCTAATTTTCAGCTTATTTATATAGATAAATAAGGTTTAATGAAAAAAATAGGTATCGAAAAATTACCCTACTCTTATTCAGCTTTAAAAAAATTCATAGATTCAAAAACTATGGATGTTCATTACAACAAACACTACAAAGGTTATGTTGAGAAGTTAAACAAAGCTTTAAAGAAAAAAGATTATGGTGATTTAGAGTTAGAACAAATCGTTAAGTCAATTAATCGTTTTGATACCACAATTAGAAATAACGCCGGTGGTGCTTTTAATCACGCATTATTTTGGAAAATGTTATCTCCTAAAAAACAAAACCCATCAGGTGAACTATTAGAAAAAATCAAAAAAGATTTTGGTAGTTATGAAAAGTTTAAAAAAGAATTTGAACAAGTATCGAAAGATAGATTTGGCTCTGGTTGGGCTTGGTTAATTTTAACAAAAACAAACAAACTTAAAATAATATCAACCCCAAACCAAGATAACCCACTTATGTTATCTAACAAAGAAGGTGGATATCCTATACTAGGATTAGATTTATGGGAACACGCTTATTATCTGAAATATCAAAACAAAAGAGACGAGTATATTCAAAACTTTTGGGATGTGGTTAATTGGAAATTTGTGAATGACCTTTTTGAGATGAAATCTAAAACAAAACTCAAAGAGAATTTAATTTTGAAAAATGTCTTAAAGGAAACCAATTTTGACGATACTAAGGAATCGATAAGATTCATATTTAACATGAACCCTAAAGTAAAATCGATTTTCAAAGAATCTATTAATTCTATATTTGAAAATGTTATAACTGAAAATTATAGTCGTAAGTCATTTATTAATAAGTTACAAACAAACCCATTGGCGTTTTCAGTATTACTTGAACATACAAATAACTTACTTGAAAAAGAAAACAAAGAAAAGATAGAAATAATTGGAGTTCCAATTACAAAACAAATAAACGAAACAATAAGATTCGTTTTATTTTTAGAGAATAACAAGTCGAGATTTTTTAACACCAACTCAAGTGTGTTTAAAAAATTGTTGTCAATTATAGAATCATATAATCAAAAGATATAATGATTTGATATTTATATATAAAACACTATCATGGCAGTAATTGCAGAACCAGAAAGAAGTGAGTTATATACAAGATTGAGACACTTATTGGGGGCTCCTTTGCGTAGCGTTGAATTGGAGGACGAACAACTTGATTCGTTACTACAATTATCTATTGATGATTATTCACAATACATTCAGGATTGGTTGATTGAAAGTCAGTGGACTTCTCTATATAATCTTAACCTTGATGAACAATCTCTCAGTAAAGCGTTCATAACTAAAAGTATGAACTATGAAGAGAGATATACTTACGCTTATTCCAAAATAGTTGGTTTACAAACAGGTGGGGATTGGGTTCTTAAAAAAGATTATATTCAGTTATCACCTGGTCAACAAATATATGAAATTCCCGCAGGTCGTGAACTTAATGAATTATTGTGGTTTACTCGGGCAGAATTAAACAATCTTTTATTTGACCCTTGGACTTTTGGAGCACTAGGAGGTGCCGGATTAGGAGGCCCTGCAGGATATTCTCAAATGGGGTATTCTGGTTCATATTTTATGATGCCGGCATTTGATATGTTGTTAAGGATGCAAGAAATCAACATCCAAAGAAGAATTATTGCGGGAGATTTAACATATAGAGTTACGGCATTACCAGGTGGTAAAAAGGCGGTTCACTTAATGCAAACACCTGGTGGTAAATTTGACTTTGGTAATTCAACATTGATGAGAGGTAAAGTATGGTATTGGTATTACGATGTTGACGGTCCTGATAGAGATAAGTGTTTAAAGGATAATCCTGATATCATTAAATTACCATCTGATGTCCCATTTAACAAAATTAATTGGGTCGATTTAAATAATCCCGCTCAGGTTTGGGTTCGTCGTTGGTTCTTCGCTTACGCCAAAGAAACTCTATCACGAGTTCGTGGTAAGTTTAGTGGTAATATCAAAACACCGGATTCTGAATTAACTATGGACTATCAATCCTTAGCCACTGAGGCAAAAGATGAAAAAACAAAATTGATTGAGGAATTAACCGGGGCTGAAGGTCGTTTAACAAGATTGAAACCTGAAAAGGTATTAGAGCGTGAAGCATTAATTGCTGAAAATCTTAATAAGATTAAGAAACTTACAGCAATGCCAAGACAAATTTATGTTATCTAATTATGCAAAAAGCGAATATTATTAGAAAGATTGTTGGTGAGAAAACCTCCTACATCGAAAAAAAAGATAAAGAGTTAATTGTTAAAACACTCACCGAATCGTCATACACCACAAATGGTGAAAATATTATTTTGGTAAAAGGTGTTGAAAATTGTGAACTAACTCTAAATCTATCAACCACAACTCACATCATAATAAAATCATTAACCAATACTTTGTTAAAAACAAATCAAGGTTT